CCATGCTCAGTTTCACAACTGTCACGTCACTAACTGACCCATTCATTCCCCTACTCCGCTCTGGTGAGGTTGGAGCGTGGCTTCGTGGGATGCGTAAGTACGCGGCCGACCCCGATTACCGGGAGATGATGCGCGACTCTGGCTTGTCCATTGAAAATTATGTGCATAACCGACTGGTCGGACTCTATGGCGCTGACGCATCGAAGATAACTACCGGATTTTTCAACGCGACCATGCTCTCACCTTGGACGGATTCCATGCGTGAGATGGCAGGCATCGTTGGCTTCGAGTGGTTCAAGACAGAACAGCGTCGCATCGCCAAGCACGGACTTAACAGCCGAGCAGGTCGAAAAGCCAAGCGCGTCTTAGAAAGATATGGACTTGGAAACTACGCTGTGGCTAATTCAACCCCCATTGAAAGCCTTGTCCAGAGTAGACGTAACCTTGGTATGCAGTATGACGAAGCGGTTGACCCGGAGTTTGTTCTCCAAAGCAACCAGATGCGTGACGCGCTTATCAAGTTCGCTAACGATACGATCTTCGCGCCCAACACCAACGACGTACCGCTTTGGGCACAGACCCCAGCAGGCGCTATGATCTGGCAGTTGAAGTCCTTCCCCATGATGATGGCCCGACTCTCCAAAGACTCAATCATGGAGATAGTCAAAGACCCGACCAACCTGCACTCGTACAAGCCACTCACAATGCTCGCAGTCATGGGGCCAGCGGGTGGCTCGATGGCTATCGCCGCCAAGGATGTTATCCAGATGCGCGGTGACGAAGAACAGGGCATGATCCGAGATCGCCACGGTAAAAACACTAACTGGCTCAAGATGGTCGGGTATAACCCCGACCTTCATGGCGACCCAAATGATTTCGCTGGATGGTACGTCGAAGGCATGATGCACATGGGTGGCTTCGGTCTCTACCTAGAACTTCTCCACAATGTCGTAGAGCAGGCAGACAACGGCATGTACGGTTACTCCCGCGCCATGAGCAACATTGCTGGGCCGACCGCTGGCCAAACGATTGGCGCTTGGAACGCCGGAGTAGGGCTACACAACATGGTTTTCGGAGAGGAAGAAGGCCCGAATGGTAAAGACAGACAAGCCGTTCGCGAACTTGTTCAGCGAGTCCCGGTATTAGGCGGGATCAAAGCCGTGAAAGAAAGTCTTGTAGATGCGATAGCAGGCGAGCCATCAAGAGGTGGAAGCCGTTACGGTAGTAGGTACAAATCAAAGTACAAATAACTCAAACTCATCACACGGCTCCTTAGCGGGCCGGTCGTGATGATGGCAGTACCACTCCTTGCTCTGGCCGTACAGGTCAGGCATACCGTGCTCACAAAGATTACAACTTGGCTTGGGTTTGACCTCACCTGGGTGCCAGCACGACGTACGCTTGAAACATCCGCGACACCGCCAATCTGAATCCGTCTGAGAGATACGCTCTGGCCCAGATATGGCTTGGGAGATTTTCTGTCGGAGGGCAGCCGCCTCAAACTCATCGTACTCGATGACCTGTACATGGTAGCGACAGTCATCCTTACAGATCGCAATAAGGAATGACTTCTCCAACTTGCTCAGGTGCATAGCCAACATACACTGCGCAAAATAATTAGGGTGCGAAACTTTCACGCCCTTCTTTTCAAACGCATTGAATTTACTCTTATTCATCGTCTTGATTTCCAAGACACACGGCTCCTCATCCACGTAGATGATCCCGTCCAGATGACACACCACATGATCGCCTAACGCAGTGTACTCGTACTGGTCGCCCGTAAGTTCGTCAACCTCACTCACGCCATACCCCCCATTCTTCTTCAGGTCAGCCACGACCATATCCTCAAGGGCGTGACCCACATTAAAGATGCGCAAGAGTTTTGGCGGGGGCGAGTTCTCAGGGAATCCCCGCATGGACAGGTGCAGGTAAGCGGTACAGTCGTTACCAATAATCGACGCTCCTATATAGGAGCGCGTCTTGTACCGAATTGGATCGCCCTCTTTTTCGAGGGCGTCCATAAGTGTTTGCGCCGTCAATGCACCACACCCCACACTATCGCCTTACGTCCTGATCGTGTCGGCCTACGTTCACCCGTATCCGCAAGTACACCCTCTTTCACCAGAGCGCGAATGGTTGCCGACACCGATTGATGCTTTGCGCAAAGAAGTATTTCCACTTCGTCGCACGTAAGAGATTGCCCGCCCATCAACGCACGTACCCGGTTTAATAAAGACGGGCCGATTGATCGATACGCATCTACACTTGTTTGCTGTATTAACATAATTTCACCCTCAAGAAAAAAGAGGGGGCATCGCCCCCTCTCTTGTTACATGATCATCGTAAGCGCGGCCCAAAATATTAGGAAGAAAATCACTGCCTCCCACGAGAACCACCACTTACCCACGGCTAGAAGTCTGGCAAGGTGTCGTCGAACGGCACCTCTGCCACCTCTGGTACTGGGGCGCTGTCACTTGCTGGCATGCGATACCCCTTAACCTCCGGTCGACTCTCCATGATCTTGCCGGTGTTCGGATTGCGGCGCTCCTTCGACATGCCTACAACCACACCCACATGCAAGCCACGAATCGTGCCAATATCGCCCGGCTTGTCGGGATTGGGATGACCGCCAAACTGCAAAAGACTCTTGAGTTGGCGTTGACCAATCTCCTGCGCCATTTTCGAGGTCTTGTGATGCACGTTTATCCAGTGTCGGATCGATCCATCACCACCAACGGCTTGGAGTTCGACCATCACCTGATGGCCGTTGCCGTTGTTCATCTCTTGCCACTCAGCGTTGGCGACACGTACGTCGTACGTGCCTGGCTGAAGAATAGAAACACCTTTGGCTTCCGTTACTGCGGACAGGTCTAGGTCTGAAAAACTTGCAAATGTGTTCATGCTACTTTTTTCTCCTTTGCTTTTACTTGAGTAGGTTTGGTTCGGCGTTGTTGGCCTTCTCGATACTTCGCGTATTTGTCTTCACTGGCACGTATCAACTTCAAGAGCGTCACCACGTTGTCGCATGGCTCCACTGGCTTTAAGCGCCCACGGGGGTCACGAGATTTCCCGTGCCATCCCCGCACTTCTTCCGTGATAATGAAACGCTTTATGGTTGGTGAGTTCTTGTCACCATCGGTCGTTCGCACGCCACAGAAAACGTGATCGAACAGCGCGGGGAGTTGCTTCGCTATCTTGTTGCCTTTGACAAGCGGCCAGTAATTTACGTTACCGTTGTCATCAGACTCCTCGGACACGAGGCACGTCATGAATACGTGCATGTCCATATCTCGAAGCCACTTCAGCGCACCTATCATGAGGCGGCTGTATTCGCCCCACTTGGCGAATCCGTTGGTCACGTCTTTGAATTCAACCTCGACGTGCTCCATCAGTTGATCGGAAAGTTCGGTTAGGCTGTCGACTGCAAGCCACTGATACCCTTCCTTTGCGAAGTCAGGCGATGCCATCATCCGCACAATCCCACGGAACGAGTACACGCCTTCGTCTGGCCTGTGATCCCCGTCCCACGATTTGAAATCCACGTACTCAATGTCCGTGTCTTCCAAAGATTTGAGGCCACCCTCGCCAGAAAGGATCAATCCCTTTCCGTACGCTTCCGCATAGTGCCTACACTGATGGGTCTTACCCCATCCGTGATGACCCATGAGCAGGGTTTTGTCTCGTATGAACTTCGTGTCATTCGTCTTTTTCGTGTTAAACATCTTCATGCTCCAAAAACTCGTCGACTTCATCGTCGTCGTTGAATTCGACGTAGGTGAGGCGTTCGTACGGTGTAACTGTGTGGGCGGGTAGCAGTCTTTCCTTCAGGTCATCGTCCATCCTTTCCCATGAAGACTTTGCGAAACTGATCTTGATGCCATGATCATTGGCTTCGCCAAATTCAAGGACATCGCTCGCAAGCAAGCGGAGAAGAACTTCGGAATCCCACGCTAATTTCGTGTGGACTTTCAGCACCCCGCACACCCTGTGATCGAGCCTTGCAACCTTCGTAGTTCCAGGTGCGGGATCGATAGGCAGGAGTTCCCGTACGGCTTTCTCAGCGAGGGCTAGGGCTTCGTTCGCAGCACGCACATCCTCTCGTGCTTGCTTCCATGCGGCTCCGGGTAGTACGTCTTTAGGGGGGTCTGAGGGTGCTCCCTCGAACTCATCCCATTCATCTGATTCAACTGCAATCGAGACTATTTTTCCCGACATTTCCGCACCCCTTGACCGACCGCTGAGTAACCCGTATGATACACCTTTTCGGTGCCCTGTCAACACCTTTAGGATGCTGTCGGGACGCCTTTTATCACGACGGGAGTTAAGATGCGAAGAATCGATTTAGCCCGACTGATCAGCGATCAGGGTGGAGCAAGGGCAGTGGCAGAGGCTATCGGTGTGCCACGTACAGCCCCTTACCGATGGTGCCGTACAGGCAATGTCACTTTACGAACACTTGAGCGAATGTTGAGCGCGTTCCCTCATGTGCGAATTGAGAAGTACGTAATACAGGAGAGCAACGAGCATGAAATTAGCGAGGGAGGCGTCAGCACTTGACGCGGCGGGGGAGTATCTTGAATTGGGTTGGCCGATTATTCCGATCAACCCGCAAAACAAAAAGCCTTACATCTCGTGGAAGCGTTTCCAAACGCGACGCCCCACAGAACTTGAAGTCGAACAGTGGTTTACCGATTGGCCCGACGCCCGAATTGCAGTCGTTACAGGCGAGTTATCAGGAATACTTATCGTCGACTGCGATAGTGAGGAAGCGCATAAGTTTGCCATAGAGGAATCCTTATCCTCGCCCGTTCGGGTAAAAACAAAGCGTGGTGTACACCACTACTTCGAGCATCCTAAAGACGGGAAGCGCAGAGGGCCGCGCGTAGGATCAAACAGTCGGGGCACTGACTGGCCCAAGTTCGACGGCATCGACTTCCGGGGAGACGGATCGTACGCTCTGCTCCCCCCAAGCCAAGGGTACGAGTGGGATATAGAGTACCCGTTCGACCAGACTGACCTACCGCGTTGGCGGGATTGGGCACCTTCGACCCCCGCCTATGAAAGCCCCAACGTCATCGACATCGCCACTGGTGATCTGGTTGACTTCAATGGCCTTGACCTGACGGATGTAAAGACTCGCAACCGGGTGCCCGAATGGGACTCAACTGAGAGTTTTGTCAAGAAATTCCCAAGCGGAAAGATACCCACAGGTGCAAGCAACGGCCGCAACGACAGGGTCATGCGCCACCTATCCGACATGGTGCTAGAGGGGTATTGGGGTGACGATCTGCGGCAGAAAGGTCGGGCTTTCATGGCACGATTCTTTGAAGATGATCTGCCCGACTACGAATTTGAAGCCACCGCTGCAAGCGTCGAGCGGATGGAGAGAGAGAACCATCCCGAGCGATGGGCGGATGGTAAATATATTTACACTGATACGCCCCAAGCCATTTCAGATGTTATTCCTGGCAAGCGTCGTCGTCTGTTAACAGTCCATGACGCAAGCCAACTGGTCGCCGAGTCAGAAGCGACGGCTTTCTTTGCTGATCCCTTCCTATGGCGTGGATCGATCACACAGATTCACGGCTACTCTGGTTCGGGTAAGTCAATGTTCCTCCAACATCTGGCTTATGCCATTGCCGCAGGCCAGAAAGACTTCGGGCCGTTTGAACTCGCAGGCCCACTCAACGTCCTGTACTTCGACTACGAGAATGGACGTGGCGTGATTGGTAAGCGGCTGAAGACCCTTCAGAAAATCCACGGTGATGCGGGTGAGTCCTTCAAGGTCTGGGCATCGTTTCTCGATGACAAAGACCTGAACCTGACTACGAAACAAGGCTTGTCCTTGCTCGAAGACTACATCAAGGCAGAGAAGCCAGATGTCGTAATCATCGATACTGTGCGATCTGCCTTCCTTGGCTTGGACGAGAACAACGCAGAGGCGTGGTCACATGTAAATCACCTGCTCATCCGATTACGAAACATCGGACTCGCAGTGATCTTCGCACACCATAGCAACAAGCCCGGCGAGACAGGCTTGGGACGTGAAGCCGGATCGACAAACCAACTGACGGTTCTCGATACACAGGTGCGGATCACGCAGGTTTACAAACATGAAGACACGGCCAAGCAGAACGCAGGGCTGTGGGACATGAATCTGGAACAGCCAGTCTGGAATCGTATGGAGGATTCCCTGCCCGCAGGGTTTCGCATCCGTATGCTGTTGGAGTTCCGATATAAGAAGGTGCGCGAGTGGACTGATAACCACCAGTGGGTTCAGTACATTGGCTTTGCGCAAGACAACTACGGTGAGGAGATCGTGATCGGCTCCAAGTCACCGAAATCTAAAGCACGAGCCGCACTTGCGGACGGGCTATCCGTTGAAGAGATCGCTGACGCTCTCCAACTTCCTTACACCACAATTAAGAAATGGGTAAACGCATGAGCATACGTATGATAGATGGCTGTCGAGTCGAAGATTTCCAAGACCCACGCGGCGAATGGGGGTGTGTCGTCACAGACCCGGAGAAGACGTTCATGTCCGTGACAAGCCACCAGATCACCAAAGAGGCGGCGATAGAACACGCAATGCTCAAGATGCGGGAGCGGAAGAATGGCTCGAAAACGAGAGGCTAAGTTTCAACAGCACAAAAGCCCACGCCAATATTTTTTTCCTCTTCTAGCAATCCTAGATGGGGAGGAGCGGGAGCGTCGCTTTATCAGTGATGTGCCCGAAGAATACAAGCCGATGGTGCGTCAATATCTTGACATCTATATCGAGCGCATCCTGTTCAGCCGAAGGAACGCGCCCCCACCGCCTACCTCAATGGCAGGGATGCGCTATGGCGATGTTGAATTTTGGTAGAACCTACAACGCAAACACGTTGTAAATCCAGAACAGGAGGAGGAAAACGATACCGGCGTTTATGATTAGCCGGTATCGCTCAGGTGTTATTCTTCGTTTGATCCGTCCGTGCCCGACTGATCGGCGGTATTCGTTGATGTGTTACTGACATCAATATCTGAAGACGATCCACCAACCTCAACGCATCCCGTCAGCATGTGAAGTGACGCCACGCCGATGGCCGCGTAAACCAGAAACCTTTTCAATTCATTCATAATGTTCGACCTCTTTGTCGAGATAAATACCAGTGCTGTACGTCGTTTCCCCGACGCTAACTGCGGCCATCCCCGAGCACCCGCCCAGGATAAGAGCCGCCATCAAGCCAAAAATGATTTTCATCAGTCGTCCTCCGCTAAATGGCTAGGATGCGTGGAGGGGATAATCTCCTCCTCGCTAGGTGGTTCCATCTTGTCGACCGCTGAGAACGCGGCGGGCAAGATGAAGACGCTCGTGCAACTCGCGCATGAATAGAGATGAACCAACTCGTGGTGCATCTGCGGGTCAACCCCGGCATCCGTCTGGCCGATGAAGCCACGATGCGTAACGCCTGCGTGAAAAAAACTCCGTGACCCGCACACCCTGCATATAAAGATTGACTCAGTCATCTAACCCCTCGCGGTTGTGAAATAGGTGCGTGCTGTCGGAGGTGCCCGGCACGCGCGGGCGTGAAAAACAGGAGAGACGCATCCGACTTTGTCTTGAGCATGAGCGGTATCAATTGTATGACACCTTTGGGTGTGCCGTCAATATCCTTTTAGGTACAAAAAAAGCCCGCGAGAAATGCGGGCTAAATATTGGAGAATTATCATGGCCTCACTTTCGCTGGACGTAAGTATCTGTAGTAACTAAGTAACTGTGATACTTCTCTGGTGAAACCCCAAAGGGTTTCAGCAGAGCAGTGCTACCGGTGAAAAGCGAAAGCGAGTGTACAGCAAAAAGTACGGGTGGTCAAAACCTGTAAGCCCTTGTTCCCATTGGCTTTTCTAGTCTGGCCTTATGTAGCAGTGTCCGTCGCCACCCCTGACGGGTGGCTCCGAACCCACCGCATAGACCATAGTTCGATAACTAATGAGTTGACCACCCCTTTCTAACACTTTATATTCCGTCGAAATGGGCCGGAGAATAAGACTCTCCGCAACTCAGTTAAATTGGCTCGCGAACAACAAAGACCGACTTACCGACCAAGACATGGCCGACGAGATTGGCTGTTGCGTTGACACGCTACGCCGCATCCTCATGCGAGAAGGTCTCGCCCACTACGGAGCCGCAAAATACGTAGTGGCGGAGAGCAGGCGTCAGGAAAAGTGGGCACGCCCCTGTCTAATCTGCAAGACAACCAAGCCACGACCCAAGTGGCAATACGTATGCAACCGCTGCAAGAAGCGCCAGCGCACAGGCGATCTCGATGCCTAGCATCAAGACAATCCGAGCCAAAGGCCACGCCTTCGAGCGTGACCTCGCCAAATACTTTCGAGATAAGACTGGCCTCGAAGTCAGGCGCACCTGCCTCACCCAGCAGTTCCACGACAGAAGCCAAGGCCAAGAAGACCTAACTGGCTTGCCCCGCCTATCCATCGAGGCCAAGCGCGTCGAGAAACTAGACTTCCCTGGCGCTCTCCGCCAAGCCCAAGCCAATGCACCACCGAACTCAATCCCAGTTGTCGTCAATCGCCGCAACCGCCAAGCACTTGATGACGCCTACGTACTCCTAACCCTCTGCGACTTCACCACTCTTTACGCATCTTACTTGCAGGAGATTGAAGATGATTAGACCCAACCACTATGACCTGAAGATCAAGCCACTCGAATACATCCGCGCCAACGATCTTGGCTTTGCAGAAGGCTGTATC